TAGCCCATACCCATGGATGGAGATCTACACGTCATGAAAAAGGCAAGGAATTGAGAGAAAAGATTAAGTCATTAAAAGAAAAACACGACATAGGTATTACCGAGGTCGTTAAATGAGCTTTACCGAAAAAAACGCCGGCGGAGTAGTAACGGGCGATTTTAGCAAACTTGAAAAACTCATAGAAAATCTTGAAGGGAATCATTATGTCGATATCGGAATTCTCGGAGAATCAAATCAATCCGTTGAAGGCGGTTATACGTTGGCGGGGATCGGTGCTGTTCATGAATTCGGGACAGATAAAGCAGGTCGAGGCAATTCCGTTACTATCCCGGAACGCTCTTTTCTCAGAATGCCATTGGAGACCGGGCAGGGAGACATTGAAAAAGCTGTTTCCCCTAAGATGCAAAAACTTATCGCTGACGGTGATATTCAGGGTATATTTAAATTAATCGGAATAGCAGGAGAAGCCCGGATACAAGAAGCTTTTGAGACTGCCGGCTTTGGAACATGGGAACCAAACGCAGAAAGCACAATTGCACGGAAAAAATCTGATTCACCCCTTATTGATCAGGGGGATTTACGGCAGGCTATTACTTCCAAAGTAGGGGGCGGTTGATGGGTATGGCAACAGCAACTATTATTATAAGAGTAAAATTGAAATCTAAATTATTTCTTATTTTATGGGGATTTTTAAGATGGGAATGGTTAGCTAAAAAGGCTGTATCTTTTTCTATTCCCAAAATTAAAGGGAACATCTAATGCCTGTACCATATTTAGGGAATGCAATTAAAGGCTGGACAAAAATAACCCCTGTAAAAATTGTTACTCAATCCGTTGTTGATCATGAGACAGTAGAAGCCACGGCAGACGCTAAACTTGACATAAACTTCCAACCTATGCCTGCATGGAGAGTAAACCGGAAACCGGAAGAGCAAAGAACATGGATATGGTGGAGTATTATAATTAAAAATAATAGCGTAAACTTGAAAACTGATGATATAATTATACGACCATCAGGGCAACGGTTCCGGATACAGTCAGGAAATGATTGGACACAATCGGGATTCTCTAAGTATGAGGCTATTGAAGATTATGAGGTGAGTACATGAAAAAACGATGTCAACTAAAATACATCTTTAAGGGGAATATGTAAACCAATGGCAGACCCTGATTTAATCCTTGCTGATATTATCTCAACTGAAATGTCATTAGATGCTGATAGGGTAGTTGTTTATGATCAGAATTTCAAACCTCCGAAAGATCAGGATATTTATATTATTATTGCTCTGCAATCTTCCCGGATTATCGGGAATAATAACCGATTTAATCCTGATACAGAGGAAGAAGAGCAGTATGTATCTGTATCAGAGACTTATAATGTAGAGATTGCAAGCAAAAACAGGGATGCAATGACCGGGAGGTTTGGCCCGAATTTCGCTATAAAGTCCACATATTCACAGCAAAAACAAGAAGAACATCAAATTCGGATCTTTAGAACTAACCAAAATATAGATCTTTCTTTTATTGAAGGCGGTTCTAGTTTGCACAGATACAGAATACCTGTTATAATAAATAGTACAAAGCTTGATAATAAAGCGATAGATTTTTATGATAATTTCCAGGCAGTCGAGGAGGCTACAGAATGAGTCAATTAGATTTAAGTAATGTAATCAGAGTTTCTATATCAGGCCCCGAGCGCACCCTTGCAAATCTAAATACGTCCGGTTTAGGACTTATCACAGACGAGGCACCTATTCCGGCAGATTACGGAGCATTCAGAGCTTATTTAAACGCCTCTGCTGTTGCTGCTGATTGGGGTAGTAGCTCAGAAACTGCCCGACTTGCTGTAATAATCTTTTCACAGAAAAGAAATATATTAACAGGTAAGGGATTTCTTATTATAATCCCCCGTGATCAGTCAGCAGCCGCAAGTGCTGCTACTATTATTGGCGGTGGACCCGTAAATCTTCTTGCTCTCACAGCAGCAGACTATAATCTAAATGCAGTTGTAGACAGTGCGGCTGCTGATGATCTTCTTATAGGCCCAATCGATACAACCAGCCTTGCAACAGTTCTTGCAGATCTAAACAGTACAGCCGTAACCGCTGCCGGGCTTGTTTTCACAATTTCCGGGGAACTTTCCGCTGCTGTAATTACACTTAAAACCGTAGCGACCGGGGTTGCTTCTGATATAACAATCGGAGTTGCCGGAACAGGTACAGACATAGCGCCTGTAATTGATATATCCGGATCCGCTATAGGTGCCGATGCTGGAGTTGAGACTGTAAAAGACGCGGTTCTTAGAACTTATCTGTCAGTCCCTTATTTTGGGATTGTATTAAACGAAAAACAGTCGGATACTCTTCTTCTTGAACTTGCAAATACTATCGAGTCCCTGGATAAACTTTTATTTGTCGCCTCAAACCTGTCCGCGGATATTGCGGGTATTTTCACAGATATTAAAGACGCAGGTCTTACTCATACCAGATGCATGTATTATTCAATTGCTGAAGCTGCCGCTCTTGATTTTGCGGCCGGGTATGCTTCCCGATTGATGAGTATAAATTTCGATGCAGCAAACACGGCCGTGACCATGCACTTGAAAGATATAACAGGGCTTGCAGTAGATACAGGAATTACTCAGACCCTGCATGATTCTGCTAAGATTGCCGGGGTAGATATTTATCCTGATATCGGAGTACCAAAGGTCATGATTTCGGGTAGCAATTTGTATTCAGATCAGATTTACACAAGACTTGCTTTGAAAGTTCGCTTGCAGATTGCCGGGTTTAATTTCTTAGCACAGACCACTACTAAAATCCCACAGACTGAAATAGGGATGAACGGGCTTAAAGCTGCTTACAGGGGTGTTATGGCCTTATTTGTTAATGCGGCTGTTTATGCACCTGGTACATGGAATAGCCCTGAGACTTTCGGAGATCCTGCAGATCATATCAGAAATATTGCCGAGCGTGGTTATTTTATCGTTTCTGCACTCGTAGCAGATCAGGCACAGACAGAAAGAGATGCAAGAATTGCGCCCCTGGTTTCCATAGCTGCTAAGGAGGCTGGAGCCATACATTCTAGTGATGTAGTTGTTCTGGTTGAAGCATAAATTAAAGGAGTTAAATTATGGGAAAAGATGAATTATACATAGGCGTGAAAATTATTAAAGCTGTGGTTATGGATGAATGTTCTTTCCTGAGGGAGCATAAAGGGGAAGATACCACAAATAGAGAAAGTCAGCCAGGGTATAGGGTAACTTATCCGGATGGGTATATCTCATGGTCTCCAAAATCAACTTTTGAGAATGCTTACAGGCTTGTAACTAATGGTGAAAAAGAATTATTCTAATCTGAAGGAGTTAAATTATGGGTGGAGTATCATTAACAGGAAATGACACAATGGCACTTGGTGCTGTAGGTGTAGCTTTACGGATATTCAATGATTTTGGGGACGGGGATACTGTAAACTTAGAGTTTCCAAATAACCTGGTAGAGGCTAAAACCGGGAAAAATGGGAATACTATCTATGCTTTTAACGCCACAGGTCAGGTAGTTAATGCTACGGTCAGAGTCTTAAGGGGCTCCCCGGATGATAAATTCCTGAATGCTGAATTAAACCTGTACTTGGCCGACCCTGCAGCATATCCTCTTCTTGCGGGTGAGTTTATAAAACGGATTGGAGACGGGACCGGAGCTGTAGCAAATGACGTGTATAAAATAGGTGGCGGGATTGTTCAGAAATTCCCGACTGTTAAAGAAAATGTTGAAGGTGATACAGAACAGTCAATCAGTATTTATCTGATTCTGTTTGCAAATACTGAAAGAAGTATTTCATAGTGCTTATTGAAGGAAAAGAACTTACTATCACCCCGGCGGGCTTTGCTGATGTTTTCGCACTTAAACGGGCATTGGCCCTTGCACTTAAAAGAGGCGGTATAAAGTTTGACTTAACCGGGTTGAAAATAGATACTGAAAACCCCATGAACTCCGATATTGGGGATATAGGGTTTATCTTAGACGCTGTTTTAGAGGTATCAACTGACCCAGATGTGCAGAAATGGCTATTTAAATGTGCTGAACGTGCCCTGTACGGAGAGGATAAAGTTAATCAGGATTATTTTGAGGAACCGGAAAACAGGCAATACTATTATCCTATCATGATAGAGGTTATTAAAATAAACCTCTCCCCTTTTTTCAAGAAATTAAGTTCACTGTTTGCTCCCCTATCCGGGATGATAAAAAACATCCAAAAGTAAAGATAACAGCCGATGAGGTAACTATTATATCCTTAAGAGTTGCTAAGATGGGTTATTATGGAGGATCACCGGAGGCAGTCAGAGCCGCCCCGGTGACAGATGTTCTTGATATAATCAGCTATGAAGCTTTTATATCAGATTATGACTTCACGGATTGGAAGCTTAATAATCCGGATTAGTTCCGGGTTGTTAGAGTTATTTGCTAGATCCGAAATGATTAAATGCCTTTTCAAGAGCATTAAAAAAATCTTCAATATTGAGTGTTAATATCTGATTAGGATCTTTAACATACACATCGTAAACACTTGGTATATTTCTTTTAAGCCATTCTTCAAAATCAACTGTCACCCCTTCCCCCTTTCTCTAATAATTTTTCTAAACTTAAGATACTGTTCTGTATTCATTCTGGCCGCCTTTGCCCTCCGGAGAGGGCTGTTATTATTTGCGAATTGCCTCCATAATATCTTCATTAAGTGTAGAGATAAACTGTTTAAAACTGTCTATCTCTACATGATTAAAGATATATTCCCTGACATCAAGTTTGCCATAATAATGTTCATACTCTGCCAATGCTGCAAAAAAATCCGCTCTTTTGTCTTTCATATTTGAACTCCTTTTGCTTATTAACTATCTTTATAGTATATCATTATGTAACACCTGTCAAGCGTTTATTATAAAATAATTCACTTTTATTTAATTATTTTAATCCTTGACAAACAATTAACACGGTATTATACTAATTATCAGGAGGCGACATATGATAACAATTGAAAACATAGCAGATAAGACAGGGCTTACCCGAGCGGCTATAGCGTACCGTATTAAACAGATGGGCGGACTGCCTAAAAATTACGGTCAGGGCGCCCGGGGTGGTGTTCGTATCTATACAGAGGAGGACATGCAAGCCATAATTAACTATAAACCACGGAAACCAGGGCCAAAGGGGAAATCATGAATATAATTGAGAAGTTGGGGATTAAGCCAATTGAATTTGTGGATGGTGATTATATCTGCGGTGGCGAATGGATACCTGCTGATGAGGTCAGAGAACTTGAACAACAACGGAATGAATTGCTAGAGGCTTTGATAAAAACAACTGCAAAGATGGAAGAAGAATGTCATGCTCATAATTGGGATGCTCATTGTCCCGCAAGAACCAGAATGAATTGGAATATGCTTGTTATTGGAAAAGCGTGTGAAGGTAAAACATGGGAAGAAATCAAGGAGCTCTTAAAATGATAAAATATGGTGCATTTTTTCTATCAGTTGTTATCTTGCTGTTATTAGTTGGAATGGACTTGCAGAATCAGAAGCTTGAATCATACATCCAAGTCAAAACAGATCTTGAATATCAGCTCTCAAAAAGATCAGAGATTATAAATCTAATGCAGGATTACTATACTGAGCCTGTGACGTATGATTATATAAATCCGGTACACATTGATGATTACAAGAAGCTTACTTCTCCTTATGGGCTCAGGGAAATACCCAGGGCAATATATACAGGTGGAGCTGTAAACCGTGATCATGATGGAATTGATATCTCAGGCACATGGAAAGCTCGAATAGTCGCTATTGCGGACGGCGTTGTAATAGATAATTATTACCCTCCCGGTAACGGATGGAGAGGTCACCCGGTTTATGGTGGCATGATCAGGATATTACATTCAGATGGTAGGGTTTCTATGTATGCTCATCTGTCAGCAAATTATGTAAATGAGACAGACAGGAGATTT